AGGGTTCGCAACACCATTGAGACAGACCAGTACCGAGAGTTATTCCCCGGCACACGCCTAGCCAAAGATAGTCGCTCCGCTGTCGCATGGGACTTAGAAGGTCGCCACGGCGGTTTGATTGCTGCGGGTGTTGGCTCGGGTATTACCGGACACGGTGCGGACGTGCTAATCATTGACGATCCAGTAAAAGACAGGGCATCAGCAGAATCCGAAACTATCCGTGAGGCTACGTGGGATTGGTACACCTCAACGGCGCGCACTCGTGTTCACCCTGGCGGTGCGATCATCATTTGTCAGACCCGTTGGCACTACGACGATCTAGCAGGGAAACTTCTTGCCGGTAAAGACGAGGATGATGAGTTCGGGGATGAATGGCAGGAAGTAAAGTTTCCAGCGATTGCCGAAACGTCTGATGTGCTGGGGCGCAAGGTAGGCGAACCGCTGTGGGAAGACCGTTACCCCATAAGCGAACTCATGGCGATCAAGTCTGCTATCGGTACTCGTGACTGGACAGCCTTGTACCAACAATCACCAACAGACGAGGAAGGCGCAATCTTCCCGCTGCAATGGTGGAAATACTACGACCCGAAAGAGATGGTGTTTTCTAGCAGGACATCGACGTACCAGTTCTGGGACACAGCGTTCAAAGAGGGCGAGGGTGCTGACTACTCGGTGTGCGCTACGTGGACGGTAGGGCATGACGGGCTGGTGTACGGTCGTGATTGGTGGAAGGGGCAACCGCAGTTTCCCGAACTGAAAAGAATGGTTCAGGTACAGTATGATGCGTATAAGCCCGACGCAATCTATATCGAAGACGCTGCCAGTGGTCAATCACTCATTCAAGAACTCAAACGCTCGAACCTTCCGATACGCACCTTCAAGGCAGACCGATCTAAAGAGGCGCGCGCTCATGCGATTACACCGTACATCGAGAACGGTAGGGTTCTTCTTCCAGAGGGTCATTCATTCATGGCTCAGTTCTTAGAAGAACACTCGCGGTTCCCGAACGCCGCACACGATGACATTGTGGATACGACTACAATGGCACTTGGTCTATTGGCACGCCCTGCTGATACGATAAACGCACCGACGATGGCAACTAAGAAATCGTCGTGGAGATAAGTGATGACAACCCAGCAGCAACACGAATCAGAGCCACGCGAACCGCAAGACCCACAGGTAACGCCGCTTCCAGAAACAGGCAAAGTCTACGGTGATCGTGGTCTTTCTATTTGGGCAGGGTTTCTTTCCGAGGAATATCTCACTGACCTCAAACCCTGGAACAAAGAAGTCCGCACCTATCTGGAAATGCGGGATGACTTCACTATCTCGACATTGCTCGACGCAATCAAGATGGTGCTGCTGAAAGCAGAGTTGACCGTCGAACCTGCGTCGAATGATGTTGTAGACGTAATGGTTGCTGAGTGGGTTGACTCGAACCTGCGGGAAATGGAGCGGCAGACACTTCGTTCGTTCCTAGACGATGCACTGGAAATCCTCGATTTTGGATTCTCGTTGCATGAGATAGTCCTAGAGAAACGTTCAGACGGTCGGCTATGGCTTCGCAACCTCGAACCACGAGGGCAAGAGACACTTCGACGTTGGCAGTACGATGATGTCCACCACCCAGACGTTCTAACGCATTTCATACAAGGTGGTTTCCGTGGGTCAGCACCGCGCCGTGAAGTCGCTATTCCAATCGACAAGTGCGTACACATCACCTTCCGAGGGCGCAAAGGCTCACCACAGGGAAAGGCGATGCTTCGCTCGCTATATCCCGCTTATAAATTCCTAAAGAACTTCCGTGTATTTGAGGGCATTGGTGTTGAGCGTGACGTAGGTGGCATGCCGGTCTACGAGATGCCAGAGGGTGCTAATGGCACTATCGGCTCTGCCGAACAAGAAGAAATCAACATTATGCTTGAAGGCATCCGTCAGGACGAGGCAGTATTCGCCAAGATTCCTCACGGTGCAAAGCTCACCTCATACAGCGCAGGTGCGAAAGCCTACAACGTGCGAGAGATTATCCGTGACTATGAGAAGGCAATTCTTATGCGCGGCTTCGCACAGTTCATTGCACTCGGCATGGACAAGGTAGGCACACAGGCGTTGGTAGAGGGTCAGTCAGACTTCTTCTCGCTTGGACTGGAAGCTGTGCAGGATCACATCACCGAGGCATTGAACCAGCAGTTAGTTCCTTACCTGCTTCGATACAACACATTCCCCGGCGCAACTGGATTGCCGAAGATCGTGTGGTCGCCTCCAGGGAACAAGAACATCGAAGGACTGCTCGAAATCCTGACCACAGGTGCAGCAGGTGGACTTGTAACCCTCACAAGGGACGATGAGGTGGCTATCCGTGACGCAGCCGGTCTTCCGTCACTCCCTGATGGAGTTGGCGAAGGTGAGCGTAACGTGCCTGACCTCGTAGCCGATATGTTTGGCAACGTTGGTATTCCGTCTATGAACCGAAAGAAGGCAGCGCGCCAGATCAGGTTCAGTAACTACGACCATCCAGCAGGGCAAGACCTACGCATTACGGGTGGCGGGTACGAACTGTTTGCCAACAACTACCAGCGTGAACTCGTAACTCTGTACGACGATTGGGCAGACGAGACTGTACGCCTTACATCGCTACCGTCCAAGACCGCAGCACAGATGAACTCAACACTAGCCAGTCGGTTAGAAGAACTGCGGATAGATATGAAGACTCTATCGAGGCAGCGTATTGCGGAAGCGTCGGGCATGGGACTCGGTGAGGTGCTTGGGAAACGGGCATCGTCGCCAGAAGTGCAGCGAACTGTAACCCGCCTAGTGGGAAATGCCGATGCGTGGATAGACGAGACTGTAATCCCAGGTATTCGAGAGCGGTTTAGTCAGGACGCTATCAAAGCCCGAACGATACTCGAACTACCGGAGCGTGAAGCGTTCCTTCGGTCAGGGTTGTCGGCACGAAGGGCTGGTGTTGCTCAGGGTTCCGGTTCTGCTATTGCTGCCATATTTGAAACACAAAAAGCGGCGGGAATCGCTGAGAACAGAGAGCGTAGGCGTTTAGGGCTAAACCCGATTGCTGTACGCTGGGTTCTGGATGATCGCGCCGAACACTGTGAAGACGATCCATCACGAGGCACGTTTGGATGCCCAAGCCTTGCAAGGGTGTACGAACAAGGTTGGGATTCAATGGTGACAGTTCCAGCGGGTAACGTATCTTGCCTGTTGAACTGCCGTTGCTACATCGAGGCTGACTTCGAGGGCAACGGTAACTGGCGACGGATTACTTAGGATGCACGTTTTGGGAGAGGTAGGAGAGGAGCGTCCCTACCCCGTCAGGGGTGTCTTTGCTCCTGCCTCTCTCTAAGCGTCCGATTTGACAGATTGAGCCTAGTAGCGAAAAATTTAGGGTAGCCGAGTCGGGCGGCGCACAAAGGTCTAATGACAAAGATCAAGAACCTAGAAATCTTCTCGGTCGGCACTCACACAGATTCACAAGGGCTGACCGAATCATTTACACCAGACGATGTCGATCACATGGTCGATATGTTTGGACAGGGAAAGCCCGAATTCGTCCCTGTCAAGGTTGGTCACTCGTCAGACGAGTTCAACCAAAAGATTGCAGAGCAGATGAACATTCCTCCTGCGATGCTTACCGGCGACAACGGCGGTCTGGACGGTGTTATTGCACTGGGTCAGGTGGTCAGCCTACGTCGCACCCAAAACAAATTGGTCGCAGACTTGGAAGTACCAGAACAGCTTGCCGAGGTGTTCAAGCAATACTTCCGAGATGTGTCATGTGAGTTGAGCAAGGACGGAGAGGGACGATGGATTCTCGATGGTCTTGCAATGCTCTCAGCAGAACGACCCGCAGTTGGAAACCTCGCAGGTTTGGCAGCAGCAGCCGTTCTTACAGAGCGCAGAAGTCCTGCGTTTGTGGCATCAATGCCCCTTACAGAGAGGGTAGAAATGACAGATAAAACCGATAACACCGGACTGCTCAACAGCATTACTGGTGTGTTCCGCAAGGAACTCGGCGAGTCGATCACGTTCTCCGAACTCGGTGAGTCATTGAAGCTGAACGCCGAAACCCCAGACAAGGCAGCAGTCAAAGACGCAATTGCACAGTTGCAAGACCGTTCTGACATGCTCGATCAAGTTGTTTCGCTCTTGCAGCAAGCAATGGAGATCACAGCCGCAGCCGCTACTGAGGGTGAGGAAATCGTCGAGGACGAAATCGCAGATGACCCAGTACCGGCTATGTCGGCACTCGTTGGTCGCATTTCTGCTTTCAAGTCCAACGGCGGTGATGTTCAGTTCAAGGATTCCGCAGAGTTCAAGAGCCTTGTGAACGACGCTGTAAAGACCGCTACTAAGGAACTTGAAGCAACCGTGGCTAAACTCCGCGGCGACGCTCAGGTTACTAAGTGGTCAGCACAGACCGAGAAGCTGGTGGGTATCGAGGGTGAGCCTTCGGAACTAGCACAGAAACTTGTGGACATCGAATCAACCTCCGGTGAGGAGGCAGCCCAGACTGTGCTTTCCGCATGGCAGACGGCATCGAAATTCGCACAAGAGGCGGGTGTAACGTCATCCATCGGTGACAGCATCCGAGGCGAGGGTGAGGAATCATCCAAGTTTGAACAGGAAGCGGCTGAGTACCGCAAGGAGAACCCAGGCACGAGCGAGGCAGAAGCCCTTTCGATTGTCCGACTCCGAGCGATGCGAAAGCCTAAGAAGCAGGTCGAGGCGTAGTCATGGACAGTATCAAGATTCATGGTCTGCACGCCGATGCAGACCTCTCGGCAAAGCAGTATCACGCTGTATATCTGACTGAGGACTACTCAGTTGGTGCGATCACTAACTCCAACGTCGCGGCTTTCGCCCAGACCGGACACGGTGTATTGCAGAACGATCCAAACGCTGACGGTCAGCCAGCAGAAGTGATCGCAATGGGAATTGCTCGCTGTGAAGCGGGTGGCTCTCTCACCTACGGAGCGCGCCTTGTTGTAAACAACGATGGTGAGTTCATCGCAGGTGCATTGGAAGCTGATCTAGCAAGCGCAGACCGTGGGATTGTTGGATACGCACTCGAAGATGCCGCCGATGGTGAAATCTTCTACGCAGTAGTCAACTTTGCAACGCCTCTGCCGCACGACACGGAATAAACGGTCAAATGTCATCCCCAACTCAAAACGATGTCCGACCAACTAAGCCGGTTGTCGGTGGCGGTCGGGGAGGAAAGAAGTAGAAATGGCAACGCCAAAGAGCGCAAAATTCGCGCTTCCTTCTCAGAATGACGTTCGACCAGTAAACCCTGTTCTGACTGATCTTTCCATTGCATTCCGCAATGATGAGTTCATTTGGGATCAGGTTGCTCCGGTCGTTCGCACTGACGAGAAATCAGGAACGTACTTCATCTGGACACGAGATTACTGGATGAGGACGTTTGAAGAAGCAGGTGGCGCAAAGCGCGCTCCTGAGAGTCCATACAAGCGACTCGGTTACGGTCTAACAACCGACACCTTCGACACAATTGAATACGGTTTTGAGAAGCCTACTGGTGATTCAGTCGCCAATTCTTCTCAGACACCAGAATCCCTGCCAGACCAGGACACGCAGTTCCTCACGAACCTTATCGAGATGGAACTAGAGCGACTCGTCGCTTCAAGCATTTTCGTGGCTTCTCAGTGGGGAACGGACAACACCTTGTCCGGTACTAACCAGTGGTCAGACTTTGCGAACTCCGATCCAATCGGTGACATCGACACAGCCAAGACCACTATCCGACGAAACACAGGCACAACTCCTAACCAGTTGACTGTTGGTATTGAGACTTTCAACGATCTCAAAGAGCACCCGTTGATTCTCGACAAGTACAAGCACACGCAGGTTGGGATTATGACTGAGGATTTGGTAGCCGCTGCCCTTGGCGTGGAGAACCTTATCGTCGGTCGTGCCGCTTACAACACCGCCAATGAAGGTGCTACCTACTCTGGCTCGGACATCTGGGGCGACAATGCGCTGCTCCAGCGTTCAACACCAACCCCAGGTATCAGCGTCCCGAACGGGTGCTACAC